TTGAAGAGTTAGAGCCTAATGATCTCGATACAATGACCGCTCGGGAGTTTGTCAATAGAATCAAAGCCGGCAACTATGGAAGCCTAGAAAGTATTAGGCGTTGTCGGCAGGCACTACAAGAGAAGTGCGAAGACCTCCGGGGCGATTTATGGAACAAACGTCACGCTATGGCTGACGAGATATCGTTACAACTGAGGTTTGAGTTTTGAATAAGAAGAAAAAGGAACCTAAAAAACTCGGTGCGCCCAAGCAGTATACGCCGGCAATGTTAAAGAAGCTCGGGGAAGAGCTAGTCGAATTTGTAAAGCATCCGGACATATACCATTTATGCGAATGGACTCGAAGTAAAGGGTATTCTTATGGTTGGTGGAAGTCGTTAAAAGACGGGAATAAAGAAATATTACAGGCTTACCATGAGCAGGCCAAGGAAATACTAGGCCATAAGATCCTTAAAAATGCCTTTGAATGTAATAACTCGTGGGCCATCCAAACCTTTATACCTAAATACCTCGGCGACGTTAAAGACCATTTAAAAGAGCAAGAGGAAGAGAAACTCGACAGGCAAAAGAGACTTGAAAAGTACAAGCACGAGATCGGACAGACAAGCCACGAGACAGCTAAAGCCAAGATCGACCAATTCGATATCAATATGGAATTGATGGAAAGGGTCATGAGGTACGAAAAACTACTAGAACAACATGGGTTATTAGATGGAAAAGGAAAAGAAGACGACTAAAGTATGGATCACTTGCAAAGTGCTTGTACCCGTAGTCAGTGAAACAGTAGAGGAGTTAATGGAAGAACTAAAAGCTCCGCTTGCTGATATGAAACAAAGATATCACGACGCTAAATTTTTGGAGTTTGAGCCGCATGTCGATGACGCTTCCGCTGAGTGATAAACAAATAAGGTCTTATCATGAGTCTAACCGCCGTATTAACATTTGGGAGGGTAGTGTTCGTAGTGGCAAGTCTTTTGTTTCTATTTTGCGTTTTATTAAGGAGTTGCGGTCAGGGCCACCCGGCCATTGCATGGTAGTCGGGCCGACAAGAGACTCTATACAACGTAACGTGGTAGCTGAGCTTTGCGGATTGCTCGGCTTCCCTATTCCTACCCCCAAAGCTACTCAAATGGTCATATTTGACCGTATAGTGTACCTAGTCGGTGCTAACGATGAGAGGGCGCAACGTCGTATTCAAGGGGCAACCCTTGCAATGGCCTACGTCGATGAGCTTGCCCTTATCCCTCACGGCTTTGTAAAGATGCTCCTATCCCGTCTATCCGTTCAGGGAGCTAGACTCTTCGGAACCACAAACCCCGACTCTCCTTTTCACTGGCTAAAAACCGAGTTCCTAGATAACCCTAACATTGACCTAGCTACATGGAAGTTTCGCATTGAGGACAACCCAAGTCTCGGACAGGACTATATCAATGCTCTCAAAAACGAATATCAAGGGCTATGGTACAAACGATTTATTGAAGGCGAGTGGGTACTAGCCGAAGGAACCGTATACGACTTCTTTAACGATGACGAACATGTCATCCCTTTTCCCTCTAAAAGAGGGCAATATTATATTTGCGGCGTGGACTATGGAACCGCCAACCCTTCCGTATTCGCTCTCATTGGATACGATCCAAACCAATACCCCAACATTTGGCTTGAACGTGAATACTATTACGATTCACGCAAGCACAATCGACAAAAGACAGATACCGAGTATGCCGAAGATCTCATCAACTTCGTTAGAGGCTACAACGTACAGGCAATCTACATTGACCCTTCGGCCGCAAGCTTTAAAGCTGAATTGTACAAACAGGGAGTCGATCAGGTGTGCGATGCCAACAATGACGTTATCAATGGTATACGATTTCAGTCTCAACTATTAGCTAATGGAACCTATAAGATATGCGGCTCTTGCAAGAACGCCATACGAGAGTATGGGACTTACGTATGGGATGTTAAAGCATCCGAGAAAGGTGAGGACAAGCCCGTTAAGGAGCATGACCACAGTCTCGACGCTCAACGCTATGCCTTGTACACGCATTTCGGTCAGGATATGGGGTCTAACCTTAAGCCCGAAGACATAGACCGTATGTACTACGAAGCAACACAAAAACAGAGCATCCCGGCCGTATTCCAGCAACCGCACGAGATGACAGCGGGGGCCTACTATTGAAGACATGGCATCGAATAACAAGGAAGCAACCGGATAAAGGCGAGATAGTTTGGGTAAAGTATGAAGGGAACGAGTATTTAGGCTTTAGAACTGAAAACCTCCCCAAATATGCCGTACCACAAAACAGACATTGGAACTTTGTTGTAGTTGATAAAAACACAAAAGAGGGGTTTTTTTACTCAAATGCAATAGTAGAGTGGGCCAAAGTAAAAGAATTAAACGATGTCCGGTAGCTCAATCGGTAGAGCAAGCGGCTGTTAACCGCTAGGTTGGGGGTTCGAGACCCTCTCGGGCAGAGATTGAAGGAGAAACTTTTTGTCAATTACTATAAAATAAGGGTTATATAGCAATGGATTTTGTAAACGTAGAATGGGTAAGCGTAAATGATGAATTACCAAAGGACGATGAGGAAGTAATGGTCTGTGGTTGTAACAACTACGGCAAGAGGGGCATTGGCTTTACAAAGTTTAATAGAGGTAGGGGATGGGAGTTACACCGTTGTGACTTTATCGAAGTGTTTTATTGGGTGTATTACTCCGCTCAACTCCCAGAGTTTGAGTGTGAAAGTTATTGTTGCGAACCCCTCAATAAAATTATGCCCGAGGAAGACCAGCCGAAGAGCTGGTGGAAAAAGCTATTTGCATAAGGTGATAATATGACGATGAACAGACAAAACGTAGACGAGTGGTACTACTGTGATGGCCACGGGGATGACGAAAGACAAATCCTCAAAATTATGGATGACAAGTACGCCGAGGCGGTGACACTCAATCAATCGTTTTGGTCTGAGGCCGACATTGATACACGTTTCAAAGCAGGCGATCAAACGTTGTGGAATGACATTTACGGCAATCTACCAGCGTTCAGAAAAAAACAATTCTATTTCAATAGGATTAGACGCATCACAAACATGATTACGGGATATCAGCGTAAGCACCGAAAAAGTGTTGTAGCTATCCCCGTAGAAAACAACGATCAAGAAACATCCGATCAATACTCAAAGCTTCTTATGTGGGCCTTTAACCGGTCTAACGCTCAAGAGTGTATTAGCCGTGCTTTCGATGCCGGTACAGTCACCACGGGGATGAGTTTAATTAATATTTGGATGGACTATTCAAGAGACCCAGTCTCGGGCGATATATGCTGTGACCACGTCCCATATTCGGGGTTTCTCATAGACCCCTATTTTAAGAAGCAGGACTTAAGCGACTGTAATTTCATTTGGAGAAGACAGTGGCTAAGCAAAAAACAACTAATGGCTTTACTTCCGGGTCGGGAAAGCGACATCGAACAAATGACAGCACGAGGAAACCGTGATGGTAAGTTCCAGTTTCAGGCCGAAGCGTACAATTACGGCATGTATGAGTTACATAGCTATGATGAGTATTGGTATAGAGACCTAAGAGAACAAACAATACTACAAGATCTTAAGACGGGTGAGGTGGTTGAGTGGAAAGGCGAGGATGAGGAGCTAGATGAGTTTTTAGCTATGTATCCTCAGATTCACCGTAAAGAGACGATGGTTCCGACGACAAAGCTAGCTATTGTTGTTGAGGGTAAGGTCATGTACAACGGCCCTAACCCAATGGGAATCGACAAATACCCATTCGTCCCTTTTCTTGGATACTATGAACCGGAATTAGCGTATTTCCCTTGGAGAGTTCAAGGGGTGGTAAGAGGTCTTCGAGATGCACAGTTCCTTTACAATCGTAGAAAAGTCATTGAGCTTGACATTCTAGAATCACAGGTTAACAGCGGATTTAAGTATAAAGTTGACAGCCTTGTAAACCCAAAAGATATCTATCTTGAGGGACAAGGGAAAGGTATTGCTCTGAAGAAAGGGGCGGATATGTCAGACGTTGAAAAGATTCAACCGGCACAAATTCCACCTTCAATGATTCAATTATCTGAGCTTTTAGGTCGTGAAGTTCAAGAGATTAGCGGTGTCAACGAAGAGCTTCTCGGTATGGCAGACGATGACAAACCGGGTATTTTGTCTATGCTAAGGCAGGGAGCGGGACTCACTACACTGCAAATATTGTTTGACCAATTGGATAACAGCGTTAAACTAATGGGTAGGGTTTACATGGATCTAATCCAAGAAAATTTTAGCCCCGGGAAGGTTAAACGTGTTATCGGAGAAGAACCCACACAACAATTTTTCCAACGTTCATTTTCTAAATTCGACGTGGAGATTGAAGAGGGTCTTAATACTACAACTCAAAGACAATTACAATTCGCTCAGTTATTACAACTTAGAGAGGTCGGAGTGCCAATCCCGGCAGGTATCTTGTTGGAGTCATCTACATTGCAAAATAAAAACATGCTTGTGCAAGCTGTGCAACAAGCTGAGCAACAAGCTAACCAGCAGGCACAACAAAAAGCACAAACAGAGGTTGCCGTACTTCAAGCCCAAATTGAATCACTTGGAAGTAAATCTCTTGCGGATAAGGGCCTTGGTGTTGAGAGACTCTCCAGAGTTCAAGAAAATAGGGCCTTGGCAGTCGAAAGAATTGCCGAAGCCAAAAAAGACCGAGAGTCCGCTAACTTAGACATGGCAAGAACCATGAAAGAGCTAGAGGACTTAGATATTACACAGATAGAAAGATTGTTTGCGTTAGTTCAGCACTTGAAAGAGTTAAACTCGCAATCACAGTCTGAAACTGTTAATATGAAGGAACGAGAGATCGAGGAAGATTTCTCGCCCACACCATTAATAGGTGAGCAATCGCCGCCAGCGGCAGGGTTAGGCGCATTGTCCTTTTAATGAGGTGATTAGACGTTAAACGGTGCGGAGCCATCCGCAGTTTTCACCACAGGAGGAAACAATGGCAAAAAGATACCATGATAAGATGGAACAAAAGGGCGGAATGATCCGCTCAGAGAAAAATGAGTTTGCTAATATGCCACAGGAAGTTAAGCACAAGGCTTATCCTAAAGCAAATTACGGACTTGATTGTCACTACCGTGACAATGTTGAGGGGATCGACGCTTACGCTCGTGAGAATCATAAGATTGTAATGAAGCAAAAGAGATCAGCTTCGGAACCATCTTAAGGAGGTTCTCATGTACAAGAGCGAAAGAGACCACCGCAAGGCGGCTAAAGGCCCGAAAGAGAGGGATATGCCATTTGGCAAGATGCCTAACTTTCAACACGGGAAGCCCGCAAAAAATGATCCAGTAGGTAAGCAAGAGTATGCTTGTGATGCTTATGGTCAGGACAAACGGGTTAACTGGGCTGATAGAAGCTAAAAAAAAGGGCCGCTTTAGGGCGGCCCGCTTATTATCATGAAACCAACAACTAGGAGTGAAAGTTGACCAAGGAGAAAATGGAAAAAACCTCAGTCGGGGAAGAAGCTTATAAACGTCTTCTTAATCCCGATACTAAACAAGGGATCATTGATACGCAACGTGAAATTGATAAAGACTATTTCAAAGAGATTGAAGAGTGCGTCAAGAGATTTAAAGCCAAAAGTGGCATTGATGAGGATTTTTTCATCGTGGTCATCGTTAAGAAAGAGCGTCTCATGGAGAACGTCATTAGGCGTTATTTCGTGCCTCGTAGGTCTCTCCCGACTCCGGCTTACGATCAAACAGTCTGGCGATATAGGAAGGGTGGCGAGCTTGAGTTCATCTGGGTTGTTCCCGATCACAATACATGTCAGGAAATTTACAATCACCCCGAAAGAGTCCCACAAGAAGAGGCGTGGCTAAGACAGCTAGTTAATTCTTTTATGAGCGGACATTTGTATCATCAGGCATGCCACACTTTCGGCATACCGGTGGACGTGGACACGGAGAAACCGGCTCAGTTGGCTTTGAAGGAATAACAACGAGATTATCGCCGCATCCCCAACAAATACGGCATGGATTGAATATTTCATCCATAAAATAGCGTGAACAATTTGGGCAAGCATATCTATACATACCCATACGGTAAACTATTCTGGGTTAAGTGCAAACATTTTTTCGATTATGTATTGCCTCGTCTGGACTCGAACCAAAAATGCCTCATTCAAAGTGAGGTGTGTTACCATTACACCACAAGGCAGTAAAGCCACCGGAGCGAATCGAACGCTCATAATCTGGTTGGAAGCCAGAGAGTTTACCATTAACATACGGTGGCACAATCTCCCCTTTTATCGCCGCCCCGGCCTAGGCCACCTAGTCACTCCCGCAGTCCGAAGATACATCACGTTTGATCCTTAGCAACGAGCTAGCATCGTAAGCGAGGGGAGAACGGCCCTAGAAGGTATCGACCCTTCAATTCTGGACTGACAACCCAGCGTGTTACCTTTACACTATAGAGCCAAATGATGTCGAAGACAAACAAAAATCCCGACATCGTGTCGTTATTACGCTTGACCTTGCACAGAGTCGAACTGTGATTCACGGATTGAAAACCCGTTGTCCTAACCATTAGACGACAAGGCCATTGCATGCGATGGGAATCGAACCCACATTACTCTCATCCCCTTCGTCAGTGTTTGCAACCACCAAGTCAGTTTCAGACGCTTTACCAATAAGCTACACATGCAAAATACCACCGGGGTGAGAATCGAACTCACAGACAAGCGGCCGAGGTTACACGCACACTTGCCACCATACCTCTTATCACCTTTCGGCTCATGGTTGCCTTACCTTGGTCACCCAGTGAAAAAAGCTAGCGACGAAGGCGATCAGTCATTATCCGGGCGATCCTATCCCGGAACTAGCAAAAAAAAAAGCCGGATGTGGGATTCGAACCCACGGAGTCCCGATCCCCCTACAATGAAACACCGGGGCGAGACTCACCGAAGCCGCACAATTAGCTCTAGCAACTATTCTATTGCCGGTCGCATTTGGCCAAACTCTGCCAATCCAGCGGTAAAAAAGGGAGCTAGTAAGTATAACCAATCTCTCGATTGCTAGGGCTTCTCCCTTACTAGCCATCACCTCGACCCTACGGCTACCCACGTAGCGCAACAGCCCGGGTAAGGGGCTTGGAAGCTACGATAACTTTGATAACGATTCGTTGATACGAGCGATCTTATCTTCAAAGAACTTCTTATTTTCCTCTGAATGTTTCAGCTCCTTTTGTAAAGCCTCGATGATACCTTGAGGGCTAAGATTGTGTAACATCTCCTCACGGCGCTTCATCTCTTCTTGTACTGGATCAACTTGTGTTTTTTGTTCTGACATGTGTTTCTCCTATAATATTTCTTTTGAAAGTACTTTTAAAATTTCTTGGTAATGACCTCTAGATAAAAGTGTAAATTCTATAAAACATTCATCATAAACTAAATCTTTATCGGTTTTGTTATTTTCATACCATTTTAACGGATCTCTAAATAATCTAACTAAATGGTTAAAACGTCGTGCATCTTCACAAGGGCATTCACTCATTTTATTCCTTACTTAATCCAATCAATTCTTTAAAAGCTTCTTTTGTTTGTTTAAGACATACACTGTTACCTAACGCCTTAGTTCTGTCCAGCCTAAAGGGTATGACATCATCCACTCCAAGAAGCGGGGATTCGTTCTCAGGCCACTGGTTCCATTTTTTATGTTGAGTACACATTCTAAGCTGGGACTGTCCCTTCTTCTTTCCGCAGGGCAATCCGGTGCCGCTCTTGCCGTTGGAGTAGGCAAGACAAAACCATCGTTCTCTGTGTTGTGGGGAATCTTCCTCTCGACAGCTCTTAGTAATCCATCTTGCATTATACCCGATGTTGGCAATCGACTCCATGACTTGCAACCCCCCTTTTGACAAGATCCCTTTTGTGTTTTCAAGGAATATGTAAGTGGGCTTGATTTCTTTGGCCAAGCGCATGATCTCGAAAAATAATCCGCTTCGCTCTCCTTCCAAGCCTTTTCTAGCTCCTGCAATACTGATGTCCTGGCATGGGAATCCTCCATAGATAATGTCAATAAATCCATGGGGAAACGCATATTTAAGGGATCTAACATCGTCCCAAATTGGTGCTTTGGGCAGATGCCCCTCTTGCATTCTTTGCAATAAGATGCTTTGGCAGTAAGTCTCGATTTCGCAGTATGCGACTGGTTTGACCCATTCTTGCAAAGCGTAGGTGATTCCACCGATACCGCTAAATAAATCCAAACCATTCAATTATTTTCTCCTTCGCACAACATTCTCCATTTAGTAACACCAATGACATGTGCTGGTTGCCCATCTTCTAAACAATCCCAAGATTCTTTAACGGTATATTCTTCCAAAATAGTATCTTCAGGATCAGTGGGAGGTGTTTTTTTCAAACGATAAGAATTAACTCTTAAAGTAAAATGAACCGTATGCCAATCAGGTTTTTCATCCATATATTCTTTACAGCAGTATGTTTTATATCCATAGCATTTAACTATATGACCCGATGTCGGTAATTTGTAATTTACCAATTCATAATTCATTGTGACCTACTACCTCATACCAATCAAACATATCTCTTCTTAGTTTCGCCATGCGTCCATCGGGATGTGTGAACATAATACCTTCGGCCATTCCTTCTTGTTTAGCTCTGTCTTGGGTGAATAGAGACGGAAGCTCACGGAACCAAGACGAAATGGAGTCAAAAGTCTTGGGGTACTTGTTTTGTACCCAGCTTTTCCAGTGCGCTTTCTGATATAACCACTCAAACGGAACAAAGTAGGGTCTATCCACCTTGTGGAGGTTTCCGTTGATTTCCGGTGCAATAAGCTCTCCGTACATGCTTCCAGTCTCTATATCCGGTATCCAGCCTTTTTCCATCGAATTGATGATACCGGCCAACATGCGAGTAGTATTTTTTGGAATGTAAAGAGAGACGAACGGGTTAAGCATCACTCTATTTTTACGATTATCAATAGCTGAGACGATGCCGTTTTTGAAGTGTACACATACGTTAGTCCCGTGGAGCTTGTCAACCGCTCTTACGCCCGGCTCCTCAAAGACCCACTCATACCCTTCCTCAATCTTAGGTGTAACAACATACCTTCCATTAATAGTTTCTCTAACAAAAGGGGACTTAACCTTCGGAAAGTCTATGACGGGGAAATGTTGCTCTTGTTTTGCTTCCATAAAACCTTTTCTTGCATTGAACGAATATTACCGTAGTGGTATGATTATAGCCAACCGATTACTGGAAGTCTAGGGTTTTTACTATAAATCCCGATTGCCCTAAATCCCTTTCCAAAACAACATAAGCAACATTATCAGACTATCGGATCTTTCTTTTGTCTCAGATGATGTTTTCTTAAAGGATGATCTAAAAAAGCTTCATACATTCGATCAAATGTTTTCCTGACAAATTCATCAGAATAACCACCTAATGCAAGAGAACCGACAAACTCACACGAAAGAAATGCCATCATTTGAGGTGGGGTATAATCCCTATCTTTAAAAAACTTTAGCCTTATTTTGTGCATCTCCATGATGTCGGGGTCTTCAAAGGGCGCACTTCCTAACTTATCTTTATCAGTCATCTAACTTATCCATACACTTAGTCATTTTACCTAGATCTCTATAACCACAGTCAGCCCCGCATAATGTACACTCCATGCCGTATCGACGATAAACCGAACCATCCCGCCATTTTATATCAGTTACAAATAAAGGCTCTGGGTCTTCGGGAGTTGGCTTTCGCAATCGACACGAGATATTTTCTTTCATGCAAAAATGTACTAGGTTAACCATGTCTATTTTCATTACCAGTCTAAGAGGATCATAGCGTCTTTTTTGATATCTAACTCCGGAGTCAATGCCGGATTGAAAGGCTCGACTATGACGTGATAACCATTCGGGGTTTCTCTAACGTCTAGTATTTGAGTCTCTGTCTGTAATTGCTCTATGGTAGAATTAAGGTCTTGTCCCTCATTCTTATCAACGTCCACTAAAAAAAGCTTAGAGTCTGCACATTGAGGTTTAGCAAGACAGCTTAAAAATTGCGACTTGGCTTGAGTGTAGAAAGCTGTCTGATTTTCAAGTGATTGTCCTTCCAGCTCTATTTGTTGCATCTTAAAAAGCCGGATAGCTTTAGGGATATTACGAGCGTTTGCGCTCGAATATATGCGCAAAGGAGCTTTCGACAAGCCCTTTTCCTTAACTAAAAGTGTGTGAAACTCATTAAATTCCTTCGGATTCCGTGAGACAAAGCGTGTTGATCCCCTGTCTGTTCGATTAGATCCCCCATCCTTTTGTCTATGGATCATCATTAAGATACGTACACCTTTCTTGTACCAATCCTTATCGCCAGCCTTGAACATTTGTTCAGGGGGTGGGCTTGTGTATGGAACTCCATCTCGGCAACATCCACAACAACCATGAACACCGGTATCCTTATAAGAGCCGTCCTTATTCTTATTGGCTGGCGAGTTCATCCATTCTTTATTTGGGTGACCCACTCCATGAAGACAACATATGTCTTCGACCATGCCTCCCCGATCCCATCTAGTGAGTTGCGTATGCGCCCAATGTGGCTTTTCAAACTTCGTCTTGGTCATCATTTTCCTTCTTGAACATAGGTACGCCCCTCATGTCCATGTATTGCTCTTCGGTCAACACCTTAATCTTTCTTATCTCCCCTGTCTTGAAAACAATGGCAAGCTTATGAAAGTCACGGGCTATATCGCTAATCCACTTTGTAGCTGTGAAATAGTTCTGTTCCATTAAAGCTACTTTAGTACCAACATCGGCAAACTTTTTGTAAGCTTCTTGGATCACTTTATCAAGTCTCTTGGACTCTTCATTGATAGTGTTCCGAAACTCTCGATAATCGGCTTTAAGCTTATCGTAACGCTTTTCAACTAAGCTAAACTTCGGCCATTCCTTTTCAATTTTTTTAAGGTATTTGTTCCAGCTTTGCATAGTCCAGTCATTCTTTTTGATGCTATCGCTATGCTCAGTTACTTGGTGTCTAACCATAGCTAAGTCAGCAGTAACACCCTGTAAATCCTCAAACGTCTTTTGCTGGATGTTTTCCAACTCAACGACCTTGTCTAGTAGGTGATTGAGTTTGCATTGTAGATCGTCGAAGCGATCATAAATCATATTCTCTCTACGACTACAAAAAGCTTTTGTCCCGCAAAGTTCATTGTTTAATTGCTTATATGCTTTTTCAGATCGGTAATGCGTCCATGCAATTAATCCGGCAAATCCTACCGCACTTAATCCGCTGATAATGTCTATAATCATGTTGACCTCACATGAGGGTAAAATATTGTTATTTCGTACGCCTCAAATGGGTTCATCTCGTTCCATTCATCGACAATCGTTTGAATTTTTTCTTTTTGGCGTTGTAAATCCGCTTTACATGTCTTGCGTATTCCAATGAGTCTTGTATGTGGTCTGATCTTGCATCGTCCATTTGTACACTGTATCCCCCATCTCCACGTCCCACCTGAGTTCTCATGATAGTTAACGTCTAAAAACGGAGTTTTCCGACACCAAGGACAAGGAGCGATTAGGTATTCCCATTTTTCAGCTCTCGGGTCGATCTTGCCTAGTAAAGTTCTCATCGTTTTCCTGATACCCATTGAATCAACCTTTTCTCTGGCACGGGTTCATAATCATGAATATTGCAGGAAACACAAAAGCAACTGTTATAAGGTGTCTGCCTGTGATAATGGCCATGTAAAATATAACCGTCCCATCCCTGTATATCTTTAGGATCGTGAACTAGTATAACTAGATTCCCGGCTATATTAATGAGGCCAAAATCGTTTACATAGTTCCACCCCATTTTCCAGCATTGTGCCGTTGAACGATCGTGGTTACCACGGATTAAGACCTTTATTCCGTTGAGTCTTGTGAGCATTTCCTTAGACTTCTCGAAATTTGATAAAGCAAAATCGCCAAGGTGGTAGACAAGATCATCCGGCGAAACCTTGTTATTCCACCGTTTAATAATCTCCTCATTCATTTCCTCAGCATTACCGAAAGGTCTAGCGTCGTATTCAACCACGTTGTCATGGTCAAAGTGTGTATCTGCAATGAACCACTTTCTCACCTAAATATCCTTGAATGGTCGATCAATTAAACGATTAACGGTAACATTCACTAGCTCATTGACTTTGCATATAGCAAGGTTAGATCGTAAATGACTCATGTGTTTTTTAATGTAATCCTCAACTTCAAGATAATCAGTCAGAAAAGCACTTTTTTCGAGTGGGTTTTCTCTTGATTTTACAGGAATAATCCAATCGTTTTCACCTTTCTCGTTCTCAAATGCGATAATGTATGCTCCCTTAGCTAACATCTTTTTTAACCTCTCGATTTACTTGTTTAATTTCGTGGTCGGCAATCTCTTGTCTAGCTCTATCAACGGCCCATTCAACGGCTTCGTCTTGCTTCATAGTATGAAACAATAGTTTTTTCCCTTCAGCACCTTGTCTAAAAACACCATAACCAAGGTCAATATCCATAACGAAAATAAGGCAACAAATTTTATCTCCATCGTCATCAAACTCATGCCAACCTAGCTCTTTAAGATATTTAGTCTTGTCGTGCATGCGTTGTTTTTCTCTGTACACTTCATCAAACATTTGCCGGACTCCTTGTATACCGTTTCAAATCTTCTCTTGTCTTAATGTTTTCGCAAATCCATTTAGCTTTGTGGACTGAGCATCTTAATTTAATCATCAAAAATGGCGCACTGACTTCGCCGTAATTTTTATATGATTGTTCAATGACTTCGCAGTCTCTTTCGTTCAACTTATAAATCATAACAAGCACTCCTTATCAATGAGTGCTAACTCTTTCAAATTTGGGCTATTTTCAATCTCTTCCTTGAAAGCCTCGTAAATGAGTTCTATGAGTAAGATTTTCTCTTCATAGGTCATTTTGTTAAGAAAATCTTCCATCTCTCCCCTAGTTACCATTGTTTTGTATCCATTCATTTATTGCCTTTTGAGCCGCTGATTGAAAACGGTCGTTACGATCCTTATCAAATGTGAAATAAGGCATGTATTCAGGATCTTGACCATCCTTTTCAATCTTCCTTGACGGGTATGCAACAAAAAAGCCACCGTTTCTTTTTCTAATGTAACGGCATCCATTTAAGTGTAATCCCCAATCAGTAACGTAAAAGCTCACGTAACCAACGGTGGAGGATTGCGGGTCGTTTGTCGGCGTATAGTTCTTAATCTTTAACATCTCATACCTACAGGGTAATATAGTGAAGATCTAATTTAGCAACAAGAGAAAGTTTTTACTAGAAATACCTTTCATTTATAGACAAAAAACTCATCTTAACAGTAATTTAGTGGTAAGAACAGATTTTCGCATCCCGGCGTTAACGGGTCTGTTCAAATGCTGTAAGGCTCTCGCAAAGCCAAGTAAAAGAGGATTCATGACAGAAACAGAAAATCATGACGTACAAGAGGAGGCCGTCGCTCCTACTGTTGAAGATCAAGCCTCTGAGCAACTAGATGCTCAGGGCCAAGAAGTTCAGAGCCAATCTACCGAGGACGTCCCACAAGGGCAAGAGGATAGCAAGGAATTGAACTTTAAAGCGTTGAGGGATCAGTTGCGGGTCATTGAGTCGCAGAAAGAGCAACTCGCCCGAGAGAATGAAGAGTACCGCAAAGTATTGATGGACTCGATCAAGCCTAAAGCTCCCGAACCCGCACCCGAGGTCGATGAGCTAGCAGATTTAGGGGAAGAAGACTGGACGACAAGAAAACATGTCGAAACTGTCGCACAGCGTCAGGCAAGACAGATTGTTGAAGAGGCCCTTAGAAAAGATCGTGAAGAGAGATACAAAGCGCAGTTACCCGACATGCTCAAGAAGCAGTTTAACGATTTCGACGACGTAGTGACCAAGGAAAACGTGGACTATTTGAAGGCTAATAAACCTCATATAGCGGCGACCCTTGCAGCTACTAAAGACCCTTACGCTCAGGCGGCAGCAGCCTACGAGTATATTAAAGCTTATGTCCCTTCCGTCGGAAGTGCCGAGGACAAGGAAAAAGCGATTAAAAATGCTCAAAAACCCGGGACGTTAGGTAATGCGCAGGGAGCAAGCCCCCTTTCTCAAGCAAAGCAGTTTGAATCTGGGAAGCTTACCCCTGAAATGAAACGCAAGTTGCAACAAGAGATGATCGCCGCCGCAAGATCTCGATAGGCAACCCCATCGGTCTAGCTGAGTGTTTATAGCCTCATTAACTTGAGGAGAAAACAATGTCAGCAATCACAACGACTTCGACTTTGCCCGCTCCGGTGCAACAGTCGTTTTCTTATAAATTGTTGTCTGTGCCAACTCCGTACATGATCCATAAGATCCCGGCGATGCTTAAGCAAATGCCGAGAAACGGTGGAACTACGCTACGGATGAGACGCTACAATCCTCTGAATACTGCCACAGTACCACTTGGCAACTCAGGGATTCACCCGCCTCCACAGCAACTAACAGCCGTTAATATTGATGCCGAGATGGATTTTTACGGAACGTATATCTATCTCAACGAACAGGTCACCTTGCAGAACCAAGACCCTGTTTTGAACGAAGCCGCTCAAAGATTAGGGGTTTCACTTCGCCAAACTGAGGACGAGCTAACTTCCTCAATGTTAAGAAGTTCCGCCAGTTTTATTAATGGAACGGCGGGAGTAAATGGCGATAATCCAACGGAGCTAGCTAGGGAAGATATCGACGATATCATCCGTACTTTGCTCTCTAACAACGCATACTCTATCTCTGATGGAATCGAAGGTGAAGACCGTTTCGGATCTGCACCGGTCAGGGATGCTTTTTTTGCGCTTGGCTCAACTCAACTCGTAGGCGATCTTGATCGTGTTACTGGCTTTATCGCTAAAGTTCAGTATCCAAACCAAGATAAAGTTTTGAGACCCGAGTATGGCTCAGTGTCAAATTTGCGTTTCTTACTATCTTCAATCGGTGTCGTTGAGCAAAACGCATCAATGAACGGAGCAGACGTTTACGACGTATTTTGTTGCGGTCTTGAGGCGTACGCTTGCATCGAGCAAGACGGTTATTCAGCACAGTTTATCTATAGACCACCTATCTATGATGGGCCTTTAGCTCTGAACTCAAGTGTTGGATACAAATTTGCAGAAGTCCCACGTATCACTAACGATGCTTGGGTAATCCGTTATCGAGTAACCCTAAGCGTATAAGGAGGTAATCATGTCTTTAGGTCAATTGGTTGCTTCCGGACGTTTTACGTCGGACGGAAGCGCAAAAGATATCGTTTTGAGATCAGATTTCGATTTCATGCGAGTCGTTAACTTCACCCAACAAGCCACCACTCAGGCTACCGGAAGAGGTATTCAGTTTGAATGGCAACGTGGGCTAGCAGATGACGCAGGTTTCATGATTTCTAAGGAAAACGGAGCTAGTACGGTCACTTTTGAGACTATTACTAGCGGTGGTTTCACTAGAAAAGATACCAGCGTTCAAACGCCTGAAGCCGCAAAAACAGGAACAGCACTCACAGCCGCTAACCCGGCAGTGGCAACGCTGAACTCACACGGCTACAGTGTCGGCGATAGACTGAGAATCTATTCAACTACTGGAATGTTACAAGTAGCAGGAATGGAGTTTACAGTCACAGCAGTAGGAGGAGCCAACAACTTCACGCTCGGGTATCTCGATGCGTCAGGTTTTGCGGCCCCAGCTACAGCGATCACAGCTCGCCGCATCCCCAACAACCCGTCGTATGTGCCAGCACAAAACTGGATTACAAAGATTACACAAGCCGCTCAATCGGTCGTAACTCTTTCAGTAACCCACAATCTGGCAGTAAACGACCAAGTGCGTTTGATTGTTCCTTCCGCTTACGGAATGGTTCAAGCAGACCAGCAGGTTGCTAAGGTTGTCGCAGTAAGCACAGCTAACAACACGGTCACTTTAGACCTAGATAGCTCTGCTTTCACAGCGTTCGCCTTCCCAGCCTCTGCAAGTGTGCCTTTCACACACGCACAGCTCATCCCTTACGGTGATGTAGCTAATGGGGTAGATCAAGCATTAGACAACCAAGCAGAGATCAAGATGCGCCTTGCCGCAGGTGTTGACAGTCCCGCAGGTTCCACTAGTGATGTGATCTACTGGCAGGCGTTTAAGTCCGCAGTAGTTAACCAAGAGTAATCTTGGGTAGGAGGGGGACAACATGTCCCCTTCCTTAAATGTAAAGCCGCTTTACAAGGAGAAGTTAATGGAAATTATCGCATCAAGAGGCGTAATTACCCCGAAGGGTAAGAAGAAAACCGCCGATGAAATAGAAAAGATGAGACAAGACGCAAACCGTACGGTAAAAGGTGTATTTCGTTGCCACGAGCCAAGGGGTGGAGAGGTTACGCTTGTATGGAAAGAATACAAGGGAGATCCAATCCGTCGTTGGACATTAAGAGATGGTCAGGAATATGAGTTACCTATCGGGTTAGCAAAGCATCTTAACAAGAATT